AACGTTCGCTTCGCTCACTTGCCATTTATAAGGATAATAAAACCTTCCATGGATATTTTATTCATATAATATAAAATTACATATTTTCCACTGTCATCCTGCGTAACAGTGCAGGTAACTGAGGATGTAAACCAGTTACAGTATCAGTAAATACATCACATGGTTCAAAGTTACTAGTAACAATGAACGTGGTAGCGTACAGTGCTACCATTCCACCTTTGGTTTCAACTGAACACTTGTATCGATCAAACCATCTCAAAAGATGATTAATATCAATACCATTAGGACCAAAATCATCTATGATGACTTCTTTTTCACAGACGTAACCGTTCCACCATTTGGTTCTGGGGTCTTTGACATAGGCATCTGGGAGAGTGGCATGGGCCAATCTACTTTTTCCCACTCCTGGAGATCCCCAAATCCATCGAACATTGATGTCAGGTCGTTCAATGGTTGGATAGTTGGAAAGGGCGTTTCGGAGCATGTTAGATCCATTGAAAATCCACGCTCCGGGCTCTGAATCGGCGAATTCAGAAATTCCTCTATTTCCTTGTTGGAGGGCAGCCATGAAGATTCTGGCTTGTTCATCTTTGTTGTTCTTCTTTCTTCCTTCATTGATTTCACCTCCTTCTTCAAAGTTTCCATCTTTGCTGCAATATCTTCTATTCTGTCTAGCAGTACCTGCTGCCCTCTGGATATGCGCCCGAGATGAGAGCTTACCTGAAACATAAGAGAAAGGACGCCGTCTTCGTAATGAGACGTATCCTTGGAGATGAGGGGTTCCAGATTCACCGGTCTCTCGACCGATGATCCAGTACTTGGCTTCTTCTTCGGCCCAAGATTTGATGCTGGACACATCCCCCTCTTCATAATTGTTGAGGGTGAAGCACCAATGGTATGCTACTTCTGTTGAAGGCATGTTATGATTTGAGACTCGGGACGCATGATTATATAGCAAAAGGGGGGAGGTAGGGCTAGCGGGGGTAATACTAACCCCGCTAGCCTGCACCCTGTATTATATTGATAGTTGTTGCGGGCACGCAACTTTCCTTTTACATTAAGGCGCCAATGCGCTTACATCACCACTAAAGGCTAAACTATAGCCTCTATTAATTAAACAAGCTCCTCCGGACCCTACGTTACCACTAATTAACATCATCACGAACGGGCTTCGACTTGAATTATCGTATGCGTTCTGGTCAATCTTCTGACTTTTGAATCTTGTAACAAACGTGTAGCTGTTGCCTTGCTCTATGACCACTTCCTTTGACATGAATGGCTTACCAAACTGTGTATAGAAATCCGGGACCACAGATGGATCCCATTGCTTATCGAACACGCCAAGACCACTTGGAATTAAAGTTAGGTCTGGGTTGTTTCCTGTCGTTATCCTGTATAGTTTTATCTTGATGTCTTCGTTTCCTGTATTCTGAAATGTTATCTCAAACTTTCCTCCTCGTAAAATAATCTCGTCTCCGAACTCTGGTACTCCGTCTCCTAAATCAATTTCTTGAGCACCACCTGCCACCGTCCAGAAGGGACTAAGTGATGGTCCAAAGTTGTACATGTTATAGTAAACAGGTACTCCTTGTGTAGGGTTAGCTGGTGTAGCTACTACTTCCGACGCAGTCAGAATCGATCTGTAATGCGTCTTAAACTTCGTAGAATTCCATATATGACGTTTATACGCTCTCCGCGACGTCTTTCTTCCTCTAAAACCAACTGCGTGATCCCTAGTATTAAGGCTAGTATAACCTGTGGTTCTACTTCCACCTGTCCTCTTTCGGAACCGACTATTTCTCGTAAACCTCCTTTTCTTGAAGGCACGAGTCCCATTGCTTGCGCCAAAACGAGAGCCTCCTACGGAAGCAAACGTTCTTTTTCTGAACATCGGCATTATGATCTTACTCCCCCTCACGGGGAAGCGCGGGTATTTATAGAGTTATGTAATGGGGGGTCCTTGGCTCCGCCAGATTGATCACGACTCGCCTGCGGCTCGGCTCCTTGCCGTTCCGGCAAGACACCCGCCGGCTGCGGCGGCGGGGCCTGCGGCGGCTCATTTAACGTTCGCTTCGCTCACTTGCCATTTATAAGGATAATAAAACCTTCCATGGATATTTTATTCATATAATATAAAATTACATATTTTCCACTGTCATCCTGCGTAACAGTGCAGGTAACTG